TGTGAATCAATAGCTGTTAGCTTAGCTCTTTGTATGTCTAAGTTTTTCTGTGCGTTTTCGTTTGCTTTCTTTTGTTCTTCATTTACCCCACTTACAGCAGCTTTAATGTCATCCCAATACGCGACAATTAAACCTAAAGCAACTACAAACAAACCTATTCCAGTAGCTGCTAAACCTGTTTTTATTCCTTTTAAAGCATTACTAGCAACCGCGCCTAATTGCTTGAATGAGTCGCGTGCTTCCCCAAGACCTTGTAAACCCTGAGATAAAGCCATTGCAGACTGTACTTTTAGTAAAGTTTCTTGTACTGCTTCACCTTCAACGCCTACTAATCCTAACGCACCTTCGAACGCTTGAAATCCATTAAGCACACCACCAATGGAATTACTTAACGCATTAAATTTAGCGTCAGGATTGAATGCATCTGTTAAGGCTTTCGCGTCACCAATAGCATCTTTTAATTTAGCGGCATTCTTTGCAGCTTGAATCGCTTGATCAGATGTAGCCCCAAACTTTTCAGAAAGTGCATTAACTTCATTCTGTGCATCCCTTAATTGTGCTTTAAGAGATTGCGTGTTTGTCTTTACTTCGAGTTCAATTACTTTCTTTTCTGCCATTGTGCTTCGCTTTCAATAATAACTCTCTTTTGCCCTGTTTGTAGTTTACGCGAAAACTATCCGATAATAGATATTTTCCCTTTGCAATGTCTATGCTTTCACTAATTCCGTAGAAATTATCTACCTTTAAAAGTGCTATTATTTGCTCAATCATTCTTGAAATAAATTAATTGTATTTGTAAAAGTTGTCCCGTCATTATTTAGGTTAATAGCATCAATAGGAATTGTAACACTTCCCCCCTCTTCATTCACCACCCAATAACCGTCATCTGTGAATATATTATCAGTTGTGCTTTCGGACCAAATAGGAGTGGTTGTGTTTGTATTCGTTGGTGCAGTAACTCCAACAGATGTACTTGTTGTTGTGCTTCCAGGTGATATTGTAGCTCCAGGGTAAGGAGTTGAAAACGTTGTACTAATTACTCCATTTGGCATAGTCCAAGGAAATGTCGTTGTGCCACCTGTACTTGGTATAACTATTGTAGAAGTAATAGAATCGTTTATCATTGGTCTAAAATCGTTAACCAAAGTCAGACTAACCTCACCACTTGTAATATCAGATTTAAGCTCGTTAATAATGTATCTCTTATCTCTTACAATTAACCTATCATTCAATCGTAATTTAGTAATCAATGACAAAGGAAAGTGCGCTTTTATTCTTACTAGCCTAGATTTAGGATTAAATAAGTTTTCTAGGTAGCCGCTATAGTATAAAGAATATAGATTATTTACTAGCGTATCATTAGGAGCTTTAACGTCTGACTCAGGGTGAAAAGTAAGAGAATATAGGTTTCCATTAGACTCCAATACATTGCTGAAAATATTAAAGTCGCTACATAACGTCGTAGTACTTCCATTGTTCATGTATAAAGTGTCGTTAATCCTTTCGTTAAAATATAAGAATACTGGCTTCGGAATATATGGTTTAAAATCAGGCGCTTTTGTTAAGCAGTAGCCTACTTGAAAGTCATCTAAGTTTAGATTGTCCATCAATAAGTTCTCAAATGGTAGTTCAACGGTAAAATCTGTTCCCTCGTTTGATAACGTTAAGTTTGTATCTGAATACTCTCTTTCCATTATTCCGTTATCGTAATATTGTCTATTCATAAACGATTCCGATTTCTGATACTTGAAAGACAATTTCTTAAATATATTTGTCCTTTCAACATCAATCGAATCGATATCCGTATAGTTTGTAATGTCGTAAATGTTCCCACCATTATACCACATATCTAGTGGCTCAATTGTAAACACATCTACACTCGTAGCGTAACATGTCGCGTTAAACATTTTTAGCAATCCACTAAAGAAATCAGATACCTTAATCGCGGGTATTTTAGAACTTATATCCGTAGTGGCTGTTGTGGTAGTTTGCGCTAATCCTAATGTAAGTTTGTAGTTATTATATGATGAATATTCCAAACTAACGTTTAATTGTAAAGTCATTGGAAATGAGCTTCTGATTTTTATCTGGAATACACTCCCATTGTCTGATTTAGGAAAGTAATATAATTCCTTAGGTCCAAAAGTTCCTTTCCACGCCTGTGTTTTAACAACTTTACCATCCTTATAAAGGTCTATGTAATATACAATATTTGCATCTGAAACACTAGACACAGATATTAACATTTTCGGGGTTGTACCTATAAAAGGATTCCCGTTAATATTATCCTCTATCCCATTACAAGTAAAAGTGTTTGCAGCAGAATCAAAATAAAAACCTGTTTTTGCTGGGTAAATATTTCCGCTCCAATCTTGCCACAAAGGCACAATAGTTGGACCATTTGGCAATAATATGTCTGCTACTTTAGCACTAGTTTTAGTTGTATATTGCTCTTCATTCTTTAACCACAAATACAATTTCTCCCACTTATCATTTGTATTAACAAAGAACTGAGAGTCAAACGTAATATCAAACTTTGCCTGTATTGCATCTAATATCCTTGCAACTTTTAAAGCTGGGAATAACTCATCATTCTTAATTGATCCCGCAGTTGTTTTAATATCTGTACTTGATCCATCGCCATAAGTCCACACTCTTTTCGAACTAATCAAAGGAAACATAACATCTTCCTGAGTACTTGATTTAACTCTATTAATTACGTTCGTTGCCGTGTATTCAATATCGTATGAAGTAAAATCTAGATCGCTTAGTTTAGAGTCCCCGAACTTATCTTTAAGACTTACTAAATCACCATAGAAAGTAAGCGTATAACTATCAGGCTTGCCGTTCTTTACATTGGCTTTCTCTAACATCACGGTTCCATTTCTAAACGGGACCAAATCAATTTCTATCTTTGCGCGAATTCTAAAATTAAAATTCCATTCGTTTAGCTGTGGATCAGTGGAAGTTTTAGAAATATCTAAATCCGACTGATAAAAGTGATGAAGTATTGAGTTATTAATTGTACTTGCTGGAATTGTAAACGATTGTGTAAAGTCAGTATACACCTTAGAAATATCCTGTATATTCTGAATGCTACTCGTAAGCTCAATTTTTTCATCGTTAAACAATTCTAGTTTTAAAAAGTCACCACTTCCGCTAATACTCTCAACGTATATGTCTACAATTCTCTCCATTATATTACTGCATTTATAGTGTTATACGCAAACTCGAATTCTAAACTATAATTAATCATGTGGTTATTTATGTTTTTCATGAGTTCTAACGACTTTGTTTTACACGTCATAGGCTTATTATCAACTAGTATTCTTTCGCTCATTAGAAGCTGTTTAATATTCGTGCTAAAATCTTCGTTAACATAACCACTATTTACAGAAATTGACTCCCTAGCATTGGTGTTAAACGACTTCTTTTGTCCTTGTAGTACATCGTAGTTAGTTATCGAACTCTGCATTACGTTAAAATCTGTCGACTCTATTGATATCGTATTCTTTGATGCTTTGAAAAAGAATTCTCTTTGCCACGCTCCATACTGATTAACGAAGTCAATCGTTACAGGTGTGTATTTAGGTTCGCAAATAGGAAGAAAAGTATAGGTAGCTAGTAAAGAATCAAAGGTGTTATATACTTTTACTATGTTTCCTGTTGCTGTATACGATGGATGAACTCTAGGCACACATCTCCAACCTTGACTTGAAGCCGTTAATGTAGTTGAAGCACTTAGGTCTGGCTTACTATAAACGATATATTCACCACCATCGTAAATATTATACTCTAAGAATAAGTTAATCTGTCCTGAGTAAGTTCCAGCGTTGTAATAGTATGTCTTTTCTTCTAATAAAAAGTTTCCTAAATCTACATTACTCCCACTTTCATAGTATGTATATCCATCAAAAGCATAGTAATCTGTAGTACTTAATAATGTATATGTACTTACATCTAATTTATAACGTTTTATTCTAACATTACACCATTGACTAGTATTTAATGCTGTGATTGCTGTTGGATCCTGTCTAGTAGCAAATGACAAATACTCTCTAATATATGGAGAAACATCGTATGTCGTTAACGTGTTGTTTGATGCTGGAATTAATTTAGATAGTGTATATTTAGCATTGTTTGGAGATGGCTCAGTTGTACCATTCCAAAGAAATATCTCTATCTTACTACCCTCCTGACCTGTTTCGTTTACAGATATAATGTAAGGACTTCTCGCAAATATATTAGCCATTATTTTTTAGGTTGTTGAATTGTATATTTAAATAACTCCAAAGCATCCAATCCGTATTTTTCGACTAACTGATCTGGGAGATTCTTGTACGCTTTCTCGAATGGCTTTGTAAAGAATAGCGATGGTTTAATTCCACGCGCCCAAATGTTTTTAGCTGTGATAAATCCTATCGCTTTGAAACTTCCTTTAACATACTGCCCTTGCTTATTCCTTAACCTTAGATTCTTTCTTTGCGCCCACTTTGCAATCAAGTCAGATGGTGGCTTCTTAGTCTTAAAGCTGTATGGACTATTAGGCGCCTGCTGTCCTTTTATCTTTGCATTAGGTGATACTTGTGATGGATCAGCACCTTTTACGCCTTTGTCGACAAACGCTCCATATTCCCCTAAATCAAATGCTAAGTAGAAAGAGTTAGGCATAGCTTTCGCTTCACCTTTAATCGTATTATACAATCCTTTTCTATCGTTTTTCTTTAGCTTAGATAGATTAGATTTAGATTGTTGTATTACGTACTTCTTAAACTTGTCTAACTCTTCCTGTATGTTTAGCATATTGTCATTTGATTAGCCATTGTAACTTCGAATGTCATAGTACATCCAGCAACATCATCTGTAAATCTATCTACAAATAATTCGAATGATGCTGTGTCAGATTCAATAGAGAAATTATCACTACTTTCACCACGTCTTAACTCTTCAAATGCACGTTGACAAATCATGATAGTTTGATTGTGTATGTCATCTTCATTATTGTTACCATAGTACAGCTGAGTTAAGTCATCTTTCGTGTAGTCTACGATGTCCATTACAATCAACGTAACCGCAAACTTAATTGTATTCGATTCAAATGCACCGCTATCAATCATGACGTGAGCTAATGGATACATATCTTTTTTAGCGTTCGTAATCTTATCCAAACTTCCTTTCGTAATTTGGTTTACTAATGCATCACTTATGAGAAAGTCATGCAGCTTTTTCGTTAAATCATAGTATCCTCTCATGTGCTCTTTTTAGTTGTCTATTTTCTATATCTATCTTTTGCTTTTCAAATGTTAACATTGTTAAGCACTCAAATAATCCACTTTCTGTAACTCTGTCAAACTTCGTAATGTCTCCTTTAGCGAGTTGATAGATTGATTGATACCATCCCCATTGTTTTCCAAATTGAGTTGTTTCGCTAAAATCGTTTTGGCTTTCTTCATCATCTGATTCTCCAAATAAGATAGGGTAGCCGTCAATAGTTCGCTTCCTAAATTCCAAAAAAAAACCGATGCTGGTAATACAACATCAAGCGGAGCGTATTTCATTAGGTCCGCATAGTTCGCTGTCCCGCTGTATTTATCTATGGTATACTTATTCCCTTTCTGACTCGTAATAGGTCGATACATAACAGCCATTGCCTTGTGGAATGATTGTACGTCTATAATGTTAGATTCTAAATCTACATACTCACCAAACGATATATCTTCTAACTCATTAATAAACCCAAACTTTACACCTTGTATTTCAAATGTTCTTTTTAGCTCTAGTTTAGCACTGAATAACTTCTTAAAATGAGTAACCAAATCAATTACATCTGATAGCTTAATGTTAACTACGTTCTTTAATTCTATACCACAAAAAATCTCTATCATTTTCTGTGATATAAACAGCTCTGAGTTATCCTTATTCGATGCAACTACCATGTACTTTTGGTAGTGCATCAAAGGTATCTCGTTTAACGATGTTGGTATTACTAATTCTAACTTCATAGTTCCTGTCCTGTTAATGCGAAGTATAAGTTTTGTAATTGATGAACGTATGTACAAGGTAATGAAAACATAGGTACATTATTATAAAAACACTTTAATTCATTTTGATACTCACTATGTAGAAATTCTACCATTGATTTTTTAAAGTGGTACGGATGTTTATTTGTTGGTTTATTTAGATTAAACTTCAATAGCCATTCTTCCGTGAGTGGGATAGGTTCGTATTGCCATATTGTTTTATGCTCATGTATATCTACAAAATCACATAATTCCAATTGCTCTATTTCTCCACCAATTTTAACTAAATTTCCAATTCTTAATTCACTTGCTTTCATTTAATATTCTTTCTAATAGCTTTCCAATACTCTAAACTTCCTTGAAACTTCATAATCTCGTTGTCGATAGCTTCGTACATCTCTAACTTCCATCCCTCTCCATGTTCAGCTTTAAACTTTTCAATTAAGTCTAATGTTACATCCTTAATAATTTGTTTCTTGTTTGGCACTTGAAACGTTACTTCTTTAACTTCTGTTTTCATATTTTGTATTTAGTAAATTGAATACTTTCCTTTATTTGGATTAGCTAACTGATAACTAATCGCATATCTCATTGCATCTAAGCAGTGATTCCATTTATCGATTGGCGTCTCACTCTTCTTTTCTAACCAGCAATAGTTGTTTAATTCCTTTATCAAATTTACTGAATTTTCTTCAATAATCAAGTCATAATCTTGAATTAAACTTATCCCATATTTAACTGAGTCAGCTCCTTTAATTGTAGGTACTATATTTAAACCTCTTGCCTTAAGTTCTGCTATCAGTCTAGGCTCTGAGTTATCCCCTACTATTAAATCACGTCCTGCAAATTGTTGATTTAATTGCGCAAGTTCTGACGTTGTTAAACCTTGCTTATGTATGTGTTCTTTAATATATATTCGTTTGTTAGTTCTATCAATTGATGTTTCAATCAATGTCGATGGATCGTTACTGAATCCATAATCCTGACCGAATACACTGCCATTATCTTTATTAAACTCTCCTATTCTCCAATTCGTGAATATAACTCCTTCGGCTTTATCCAGCCACCCACCTAGTATAGTGTGTTTATATTTGTCTGGTCTACGTTCCTTTATCGTTTCAATTTGATTTAAAAACGATTCAGATAAGTTCTCTACGTTATCTAAGTATGTAGTATGGATGTATGTTGTATCTCCTTTGATTATATTACTTCCAGCTTCAACACCTTTTGCTTCAAAGAATTTTTGGTAAATGAAATGCTCTTTTGTCGCTGGATTAAGTATAAGAATTACCCTATTCTGTTTGTCTTTAGAACGTATCGAATAATCTATCTTATCGAATGTATCTTCATCTGTAAGCTCCTCTGCTTCATCTAGTATCCATGTTGTAACCCCAGCTAATGATTTAAGGTTTGCAGTCTGAGTTCCTGAGCTTGTTTTGATACCCTTAAATAATATCTTACTTCCTGTCCTTAGGTTTATAATCTCATCCTTTGTTATATGGAAATCTGAATGCTTATCTAGTACATCAATCTTATCAATAAACTCAGGAATAATAGAAACGTGAGCAGAAGTAAGTGTATATCTCGTAAATAGAATGGTATGCCCGCTTTCATATGTAAGTAGTAGAAGTAGCAAGTTAATGCTGTAAGACTTCCCACTACCACGACCACCAGTAATAATAAAATATCTGCTATCACTTCCAAATGGTTTATATTTAGGATTCAGTGTTACCAAAGTTAATCAAATCTTTTAGTGATGTTGTATTGATTGTAATATCTGATTCAACTTTTTCCTTAGGTTTACCACAACCATATTCGATTAATATCTTAGCGCTAGCAATACGATCAACAGGACGTTTTGTTTCGTCTATCATGATCTCTGCTATTACTCTGAAAGCATCTTCTACGTGTGGTGCTGCTAGGTTAAATCCTTTTATCTCAGTTGCTACTGGTTTACGTCCAGCACCTTCTCTTTTACCTCCGTGTGCCATTTTGAAATCTCTTGTTTATTCAATTCAGGCAAACTACAAAAAAGAAGCTCCCTGAATCTATTACTTGTATTACGTCTTGTTGATTAGTCATTGCGATGTGCTTTTACTGCTACTTTATCATTATTATATATTGGATCATATTCTAGTTTGTACCCTTTATATTTAAAATCAATTTCTTTTGCTTCTTCTTCAAACTCAATACCATACTTTATCCATTCTATAGTGTCGTTTT